GCGGCATCGATCATCACCTCGTTGAGCTTGCTTTCCTTGATCAGGTCGGCCAGCGTGTCGCGGGTGGTCTCGTCCTCGCAATCCACCGTGGGGAAGTGTCCCTCGGAGAACAGCAGCGAAATCGAGTCATCCACCACGGTTTTGCACAAGGCATACCGGACGGACGGGCGACGGTCGCGCAGGGGGATGTACTCGCCCGAACTGGTCTTTTCCGTGTGGAAATCGTAGGCCAAATGGTCGTAGAGCTTGCCTTCCAGCACCCTCGTCAGAATGTCGATGACGAACTGGCGGTCAGGGTAATCCTGATCGCGGTCAATCTTCGAAGTAATCGTTTTGAACATCGGTTCAGTTCCAAAGTGGCCGTGCCTGCCGCCGCAAAAAATCCCGCTTGCGCGGGCAAAGGAGATCGGCTCGTCTCACCACATCACGGCCTGCCGGTTTTATTACCCCCAAGCCCCGGCGATGGGTTCGCGCTCACCGTGCCATGTGAGGCACTCGCATTGCACGCGCCGGTTCGGGCGGAGCAATGAGTTCTGAAAATGCTCTCGAAAGAGCGTCTATTTGGTCGTCGGTTGTCCCGTTGGGAAACATCCGCATTTCGTTGATCACGCCATCATTCCAAGGCCCACGCAGCATCATCACGTTGCCGACGTTGATCTGTGCAGCCAGCGGTTCAGCCCGCGTCACCTTGTCGCCCGATTCGGGGGACGTTGTGACCGGGTAGCCCGCCAGCTTGCGGGTCAGGTACAGCACCTGCGTTTTACCGGCTTGGCCGGGGTCTTGCGGCAGGCTGATGCGCACCGACTTGCCATCGCGGGATGCGGTGTTTGTCAATGCTGCGTCGCGTTCGTCTGGCCCACAGCGCAGGCGCACCATGTCGCCGATGATGAAGCGGCCATCCGGCAATTTGCCGAGCTTCGCGCCAGCCGTGTAATCGCCATCGACCGAGGCGGCCAAGTCCCAACCACGAATCCATTTGATGGGTTCGGCGGGCAGCGCGTCTATCACGTTGATCGCGTCGGGCTTGATAACCCCACCTTCCGGCGGGGCAGGCCGTTGCTGATACTGCCCTGCGAACGTGTAGGGCGCAGCCGACTGCATGCGCAACAGTTCTTCGACGCTATGCTTTTCCGGCCAAAGCGCCGTTCCGTCGTCTTGCAGCGCGGGCAGGCAAACATGCTCCCATTCCTCGCCGTTGCCGCCTTTCAGCAGCCAGCCCGCCAAGTCCCGTTCATGCAAGCGCTGCATGATTAGGATGATCGGCGTATTCGGCGCGTTCTTCCGGCTTTCAAGCGTGTTCTGGAACCATTCGATGACGCCTTCGCGGATGACATCCGAACGGGCCTCGTCGGCTTTGTGCGGGTCATCGATGATGATGGCCCCGCCGAATCCTTCCCGATGCTTGCCTGCGCCGTAGCCGGTAATCGTTCCGCCAGCGCCGACGGCATAGACGCAGCCGCCTGCGGTCGTCCGCCATTCGTCCTTCGCTTGGCTGTCCTGCCGCAGCGCGACGTTCGGGAAGATTTCCCGATATTCCGGCGACTGGACAAGTTCGCGGGCCTGCCAAGCGTTGTTCCCAGCAAGCCGCCCCGAATAGCTGGTATGGATGAATTCAGCGTCAGGAACCTGCCCCAGCGCCCATGAAATGAAGTTGATGACCGCCAGTTCGGTCTTCGAGTAGCGCGGCGGCACGTTGATGATTAGCCGCTTGCATTCGCCCCGGAAGACGCGCATCAGGGCGTCGCAGATGGCCTTATGGTGCTGGCCGCGAATCCATTTGAAGCCCTTGCGCTGCGCGAACATCCAGCGCGAAAAGAAATACAGGTCGGCTTCGGCCATCTGGACAGCCGCAAAGCGTTCCTTTGGGCTGAACTGTCGCATGGTCAAACCTCGTCAGCGATCTGCTTGGCAATCTCCTTGAACTCGGCGGTACTGCTGACCCGATGTTCCTGCTGGATTGGGCCGCCGTCTGCGCCAGTCGATTCGACGCGGACGGTTTCCTTCCATCGCGCGCGGGTTTTCAGCCAGAAGATCGCCGCCGTTACCGCCCCTTGGCCTGTTCCTTGGGTCGCATGCTTGTAAAGGCTTTCGGCGACCTTGCTGTTTGCGACGACTTCGCCAGTATCCAGTTCGTCGCGGAAATGCTTGCGCAGGGTCTTCGCATCGATGGGCTTGCCCGTCTGCGGGTTCTGGATGACCTTGCTGATGTCGTCTTCGGGGATGCCGTAACCGGCCATCGCCTTGACCATCTTCCGCTGTTCAGCGGTCGGGATGAAGGGTTTCCGTCCTGCCATGATTCCTCCGTCGCCTGTCCCAGCAAGGCGCAGGTCGGCAAGAATGGGACGGTTTAGCCCTGATCGCCCGCTTCGGGGAATAGGTCGTCGCCGATTTCAACGTCGCCGCAGGCTTCGACGGCCTTTCGGGGGTCGCCTTTGCAGAAAACAAGCAGGTTCTGATGGGTCTTGCCCAGCTTTCGGCTGGTGCTGAATTGCTTCCCGGCCCGGATCGGCAGGCTGCCGACCATCGTGACCAGAATTGCTTCGTTGTAGTAGTCCAGCCCGGCTTCGCGGAACGCCTGAACGGTATCGCCTACGAAGTCGTAATACGCGCCCCGCTTGTCCCGAACCTCGCCGACAACGAAGGCGGCGAAGCGGTCTTGTTTCAGCAGGCCGCAAGCCCGCTTGATGATGTCGAAATAGGCCGCCCGGAAGTCTTCATAGGCCAGCGTCGAAAGGTCGGCTGGGTCGTCCGAATAGACCTCAAGGTCGGCATAGGGCGGGCAGGAAAACAGGAAGTCAGCCTGCAAGCCCTTGCAAGTCTTGTCGATGTTCCGGCTGTCGCCGCAATGCCAGACGGGGACGGGATCGCCTTCGCCAAGGATTTCGGCCTGCGCCCGGTTCGCTTCGACCTGTTCTTTCCGCAGATCGCTGCCGACGTACTGGCGGCCCAGCTTGGCGGCGACAAGGCCGCGAACGCTGCCCCCGGCGAACGGGTCAAGGATGACGCCGCGCGCAGGGCTGAACCAGCGATAGGCCAGTTCGCATAGAACCGGGTCGAAGATGCTTGTCCCGCTTTGGCCGCTGGCGTTGCCTTCCGTCCCGAAGGTCGTAGCAAGCCGTTTTCCGGCCCCGTTGCCGCGTTCCTTGGCGCTGTAGTCGGCTGCCGGTCGCGGGCTGCCGCCGGGCGAACCGTTCGCGCCCCGGCCAAGTTCTGACCGAATGCCAAGCGCGATCCATGCGTTCTTCCGATCCTGCCACCATCCTTCGCGGGCGTTCAGGACGCTGAACGGGGCGACCATGAAGCGGTCGGCAAGGCTGCCGGTTCCGCCTTCGCCCGATCCATCGCCGGAACCTTCTGGCGGCAGCAGGTCGGCCAGTTCGTCGCCGCTGAACCCGATCAGATCAAGGTCGAAGCCGTCGTCCCGCAGTTCGCCAAGTTCCAGCGCCAGCAGTTCGTCGTCCCAGCCAGCGTTCAGCGCCAGCTTGTTGTCGGCGATGATGTAGGCCCGCTTCTGCGCGTCCGACATGTAGGCAAGTTCGATGACCGGGACTTCATCCAGCCCCAGCTTCCGGGCTGCAAGAACGCGGCCATGACCGGCGATGATGCCGTTTTCCCCATCGACCAGAACCGGGTTCGTCCATCCAAACTCGCAGATGCTGGCCGCAATCTGCGCGATCTGGTCGTCGCTATGCGTCCGGCTGTTCCGGGCGTAGGGGATCAGCGAATCGACCGGGCGAAGGTCAATTTGCGGGGCGGTCGTTTTCATAGCCGGGAAAAATGGATTTCCAGAAGCAAAAACGCCCTGCCGGGGTAGCCGGAAGGGCGAAGGAATAAAAGCCCGGCGCGGGGCCGGGAAACCAAGCCAAGGAGGGCATGGAAGGAGACAGACGGGCAACAAAAAAGCCCGGTCGTTTTCACGTTCCGGGCTTTGAAGGGATTGGTGCTGCTTATCTGGAACAGGACTATATACGCCATGGTTTGGCGTATCAAGAACTTTTTCAGGTTTCACCCGCCGTCTCGCCAGCGCAGACTTCCTTATCCCAGTCGATTCCAACCGCCAGCAGCGCATCCTTCAGCACCTTGAGCGTGCAATTGTTGCCATCGGCAAGATGGCTGTTTTCGTCCAGCGCCTGTCGGATCGCACGCGTCAGCAACATGTTCTGGTCGTGCAGCTCTTCAACAAGGTTCGCCAGATCGTCATAGCGCGCCAGCTTCGCGTCGTCTGGAATGCTCATGATGGGCTCCCGACCATGCCAACCTCACGAAGCCGATGCTCAATCGCCTCCATCGCAACCGATTCCAGACCAGGTGCCGCTTGCGCGCCCTTCTTCGCCTGATGCCCACCGAACAAAACAGCCACCTTCGACGCATGCGCGCTGGTTGTGTGCCGGTCAACGTCATACCGCTCTGCGAGGTCTTCCAGGCTGACCCGCTCGTCCTTCCGCGAAAAGTAACGCACGACGTATTCCCGGCGCAGGATCCCGTTCGCCGTGCATCCAGCCAGCGCCGTGGTGCGCACGTAGTCGGACAGGTAGCCGATGGCGTCCGTCCAGTCCTTGTTCGGCTTCCGGCCTGAGCAGCAGGGTGAACGGCATTCGCATGGCGTATGCCGGGGCGCAAGCCGGGCGGTCATGATCGCTTCGGCCAGCTTGCCCATCGCCGCCAGTTCGGCGAGGATCATGCCGGCCTGTGCTGCTCCGTCAAGGCCGACAAGCCCCTTGCCGGTGCCGACTGATGGCGTTGCCATCCGGTTCATCATCGGCCGGTCGTAGCACTGACCGGAAAAGTTGAACGCGAACACAAGCGCCGAGTGGGCGTTGTGGAACAGGATGGTTTCTTCGGTCACTTCGTTTCCCCTTTGAGGTGCTTGATAACTGTTTTGACGAACCACCCGCGCTTGCCGACGCGGCCGTGGCATCGCGCCGTCTTGAAGTCGGCGGCTGGAAATTTCCCGGTTCGCACCATGCCGTCGAGCTGGTCGATGGTGACTCGGAGGATGCCGCAAACGTCGCGCGTGTTCAGGGCGCTCAATGGCGCCACCTCGCGCAGCCAAGCCGGCACCATCACTCGGCCTCCTTGAACTTCGAGCATTTGCCTTTCCTACCGACCTTGCGGCCCTTGTCGCAGTTGGCGACGATCCGCGCGCCCGATGCGTCGAAGTTCAGAAACCGGCACCCTTTGCAGCCCTTTAAACGGTTCTCGATTGCGTTTTCCTTGTTGATGAGAACTTGCAGCGGATCGCCGTATTTGTGGGAAGGCAACGCCGTCATAGCGCGCGAACCTCGACAACGGCCTGCGCCCTTTCCGAGTAGCGTTTCCGCACGACCATTTCGACAACCTGCTTATCGTCCAGCCAGACGATGCCGTTCATCGCGTCGAAAATGCCCTTTGCGACGTTATCAAGATCGGGTTTGCTGGTCGGTCGCGTATCGCCACAAAGCGCCGCCATGCGTTTTTTATTGCTCCAGCTAGACGGAGGTATCACCTCGATGTTGATAACGCAACAGACGGCGAAAGAAATGGGTTGCTGGGCTTTCATTGCGCTGCCGGCGTGCAGCTTCACAAGGTTTTCGTAGCTAGCCGTCTTCTCGGGCGTGTATGTCGTCACGAAGTTGCCCCGGCGGGCGAACTTTGGCCTGCCTTTGCCGACCGGCGTACCCGGCACCGAGAACGAAATCATTTTTTCCACCTCTCCTTGACCAGCTTTTCCACCTTCGACGCGATCTGCTCCCCGTACTTCTCGCGCCAGATCGTCAAACATTCCCGGTTGTACCGCTGCGTCCATTCGCCCCGCGTGAGGCCAAGCAGGTAATCCGCCAGATGCTGCTCCAGTCCGATCGCCATGACTCATGCTGCCAGTGCCTCGTCGGCGTACTGTCCGGCGAGGTGATGAACCGCATCGCCCTTTTCCTTGCGCTCCTGAATCCGGAGCGCCCAGTCCTTGTCGCCGCGCGGGTTGAGCTGCAGGCCGAGTGACTTCACGCGTTTGGCGGCTTCCTCGCGGCTGATCGTGCTCTGCCCCGGCGCAGGCAGCGCGGCAAGGCGTGGCGGGATTTCCGGCCACTCGCGCTTGTCCAGTTGGGCTTGCAGCACGGCAGTCCAGCGCGGTTTGATGACGGGCCACGTCGCATTGCGAAGGTCGAAGCTGCCGATCTGGACGGCTGCCCAATAAATCGCCGGGGATGACCATTCGTCGCAACCGGACTCGCGCCGCCGCATCTGCTCGACGGCCTCGCAAAAAGCCGACTCGAAATCAACCGGCGGGCGGCACAGCATCAGAAATTCGGGAAGTGTCGGCGGGAAGATGCGCGACAGGCAGGCATTCAAGCCATGCTTGATCTCGTCAGGCGAATAGCCGGCAAGCGCCTCGGCCCATGTCCGCTTCACGCTTTCGATGTCGCAGCCGCGCCACAGGTCGCCGAACTTCGATCCGTAGAAGCCTGACAGCCGGTCGAAAAGCCGTTCAATCCACGATGTCGGCAACGGATGGGGTGATGTCGATGATCTGGCCGCTGGCTGGTGATCGGTCGCGTCCTGTGAGGGCTGCAATGGTTGCTGCGCGTTCGTCATGGATTGATCTCCTTTGGTTCTGCTGCGGCTGCTGGCGGTTGTCGCGGAGCTGGAAAAGCCCCTTCCAGCCGTTGAGGATGGTTTGATTGATGACCGCTGCCGGGTCATTGCCTTGCCCGCGCAATTCGTCCAGCTTGTGGATCGCCAGCTTCTGTGCTTGTGGGGTCATGGCGTACTTGGATGCTTTCCGATGCTCGATCAGCGATTCCCATGAGGACGCCGGCAACCAATCGGGCAAAGCGACGGCACTTGGAGCCGCCTCCCTTCCCGACTTTTTGGCGCGGGTGGCCTTTTTTTCATCACCCTGATGGTTAAGTGATGGTTCAATTGATGGTTCACTGATGGTTATGGGTGCACATGGTGCAGGGGTGCCCTGCATATGGTGCAGGGGCGGTGGTGCACATGGTGCAGGGGTGCCCTGCATATGGTGCAGGGGTGCGTTTAATGCAGGGGTGCGCCAAGTGCAGGGGTTGGCGATGCGATAGATTGTGCTTCGGCCAGCCCGCGAGTCCCGTTTCAGGTAGCCGGCAACCTCCAATTCACGGAGGCATTCATAAACGATGCGCTCCTTGAGCGAACACTTCACGGCGATCATCGGGATAGACGGGTAGCACTCGCCCTGATCGTTCGCGTTGTCGCACAGGGCCAGAAAAACCATTTTTCGGGATAATGGAAGCGCCGTTTTCCATACCTCCGTCATCAAAGCGATACTCATCCCGTCCCCTTATTCCGCTGTTTCCAATGACTCTTTGGCGAGCAACCGGAGCGCGTCCAGCTTGGCGCGGCTTATCCGCACGTCGTCGCCGTCCTGCGCCCAAACGTCCAAGCCGAGCGCGCGCAGAAAATCGCCCAGCCTTTCAAGCGGCACGCCCTGATTGCCCGACAGAATCCGCGACACGGTACATGCCTTCATGCCGGCCTTTTCTGCCACAGAGTCTTGCGACGCCTGAGCAATCCGGTGCCGGATGAGCGCCTCAACGGTGTGCATGTCTCGCTCCCCCTTGCTCCCCTGAGTTCATAGAGTTCCCCTCAGGCAAGGTCATGCAGCGGCTTGATTGAACAGGTCGGGGCGAAGTTCTTGGCGGGTGACTTGGCAGTCGGTCGCCTTCTCAATTTCGACGGCCCGTTCGCCAGTGATCCGGGTTTTCCCGGTGACCCACTGATGGACAAGCCCCTGCGTGACGCCGAGGCGACGCGCGAGATCGGTTTGCGTGTTCGCTTGCAGGTAGGTTTTTAGGTTCATTGCTAATTTCCTCGGTATTGATACGACCGGATAATAGCAATGCTTATGCGCCAGAGCAATAGCGCTGGTGTTTGTGCAGTAATAGCGAGGTTAATAAAATGGACGCCATGACAAAACAAAGACGAGAACTGACCCCCGACGAAGAGCGCGACGCAGAGCGCCTACGGGCGGCCTATGAGCGTCACAAAATCAACGC